CAAAGATAGCAGTGTTATATTCCTTAGCTACAATACGTAAACGAATGTAGGTAGCCTTAAGCTGCTCGTGCCCAGCCGTAAATGAACCACCGGGCAGAAACTTATCTGCCATATCAGCGATAAGAACATCAGGCTTGTATGCTTTAACTGCACCTTCAAGCCTGTCCATGTCCCATCCTGTAGCATCAGCGATGTACAGATTGTTACGCATGTTACCCAAGCGTTGATCAGCCTTGTCTTTGTTGTTGCGTATGTCATGTAGTGACATGCCACAACATGCAGTAAGATACCTACCTGCAACTCGTGTCGCACGTTCCTCGTTCGCAAGCACCATGACACGAGCACCCTGTGCCAGAAAACCGTTTGGCCCTGCACACAAGCTGGCATGGCTGCTGGTCTTACCTGAGTTAGGTCTGGCTGCTGCAACGATTAGCTGCCCAGCGTTAATGCCGGGAACCATAGCTGCCACAGAGGGAATGTTGATAGTCCATTTGAACTCAAGATCATTCTGTGTAAGCAGATAGTCGATGTCGATAGGCTCGAAGTCAACACGTAGAGTAGGAGTGAAGTTGTCCTCGTGCCTATCAATAAACTCCCTTACATAGTGTAAAGAAGTGTACTCACCATTTGCAATCTTAAACGCCATGTCTGCCAGTTCATCTGCAGACGACTCACGATTAAGCTGCGTTAGTACGTCATGTGCAATCTCCTTAGAAAGAGGAGCCTGCTTTTCAATTCTAGTAAAGATACTGCGATACACATCTTTCTGTGCAGAAGTAAGAGAAGGATGTGCAGCAAAGAACAACGCCTCCAGATCATCATGTCCTAAGTCCTTGCTGTACTTGAACATTGCCTCGTCAAGAGTACGCTTGATTGCCTTAGTTTCTTTTGATCTGAATACAGTCTCCCTTGCAAACACCTTGTTGGTGTCATAGAACTCCTTGTTCAGGAGAGTTTTAATTAATGCTAGTTCCATACTCATTAGTTATCTTCCTCAAGTGATTTATATCCAAAGGCAGTTTGTATTTTAGATCGTCATGCAAGTTCATGGCGTACACATATGGAAAATAGCTACGTAGTTCCGATGTTATTTTCAGTGTCTTTTTTCTTGCATCTGGATCAAGTGCGACAACTATCCTAGAGTATGGTTTCAGAAAATCAATATGCTCGTCAAGTAAATTAGTACCGAGCAAAGCAAAACCTGTGATATTTTCCATCTCACCAACGACACTGGCAGAGATACAATCCTCGACAACAACAGCGAGGTTGCCGTCGCCATGTGTGTAGGGAACAGATGTATCCGCATACCTTTTCCATTTAGGGGTTTGGTTTCTTGCAACACATCTACCAGCCGCATCAACAACTTTTCTATCCTTCTTTATTAGAAACACAGCACGATCTTCCTTAACATCGTACCTTGTGTCTACTCTGTGTGGGCTTAAGCCATAGTTGCTCAACCACGATTTAAGCTTGGGGTGGGCACGAGTCCAATGGTCCGGCTCATGAAGAACAGCATAGCCTCTATTGTCTTTAGACGAGCGCAATGCAGTAATGTCTTCAAGAGTAATGGACCTAGCTGACTTGCCTGAAATCTCACATGAATTTTTATAGCAGTTAAAAATTATACCACCGACACTGCGAGTTGCAGTAAAGGTGTTCTTACCCTGACATACCGGACAATCTCCTCTGTAGGTTTCATCAATACCAAGATCAAGCTGATCAATGAAAGGTTTCAAGTTCATGCTTTACCTATAACTAAAGTGAAACATAAAACCACTTAGATAGATAACAAGCATTGCTGTGTTTAACACAATCAATGCACGATCAAACCACAACAGACCAACTAGTAACCACAGTGCAATACCAATCATCATAATGAAATAATTGTACGGCACAATCTCAAACGAGTTGCAGACTGCTCCAAAGATAACGGTAATAGTTGCAACCCATTTGATATACCAGCTTATGTCGTGGGTTGGTGTTTTCTTTTCCATACTTCCTCCTTATCATCCAACTGGAAGTTTCGTTTAGCTGCGGCATTACGTGCTTGCTCTACACTGATACGTGTGTATGGCGTTAGACTGTTTCTACTTTTGTGTCCACTAAAGGACATAAGTTCGTTGTCTGTAGCACCATGATTAGCCAGATCAGTAAGAACTGTACGTCGAATATCCCTAAACTGTAGTTCATCAGGGACGCCAGCAGCCCTAGCTAACTCTCTAAATACCTGTCGTAAGTTTGCCTCCTCATATGGTTTCATTGTATGTGGATTAGGTACAACCCACTCTTGTGATCCATAGTATTCTCTCTGATCCAGAAGCATACGCTTAAGGTTATCAGAGAACGGAATACCGGGGATATGCTCCCTAGTCTTTTCAATGGACTTTCTAACATACAACTGTTGTTCAAAATCAAAATTGATCCATTGTACTAGTCGCATATCCCCGGCCCGCTGGCCCAACTCCGCATTAATGCGAACGAGTAGGCCAATGTTACGCCACTTACTTTCGCTGAAAGCAACTTCAAGTATACGCTCAAAGTCTTCACGTGTCCAGACAGTTCTACGTGGTGCAACCTGCATGCGTTCAACTAATGACCAAGGATTACCGGTTAAAAAATCGTGTTTAATCAACACGTTCCATGCTCTTACTGCAACCTGCACGATATAGTTTGCATTACGTACTCCTTCTCCCTGTGCATCCTCAATCATTTTGTAATACAGTACCTGACAGGTAGAAACTTTCAGTTCATTAAGTTGAAACTCCCCTACTCTTTTACCGTCATGCGTTATATCTGACAGTCGTCTGAGCAGGTATTCGTATTGACGCCGAGTGGCATCGCGCCTAATTGAAATTGTAAACTGTGGTGACTGAACATAGAAGTCAATCAGATCATCTATCGTATTAGGAGTCGTGCTGTTCATAACTTTCAATCAGCCTGTCTAAATACCATCGAGCCTTCTTCAAGTCTTCAAGAGGCTTACCCTTATATAGGTAGCGCCAGACGTACTTCAATACATTGCCTTTAAGATATCCTCTAAACTCTCCCTCAGTCATTGAGGCATCAATAGCTTCAATGCATTCTACCTTGCCGTTGTTGTAATGCGCTGGTTTATTCACTGTGTCTATCATATCTAAATCCTAACACACTATGGCAGCCTATACAATAAGTCTATTGTTTCTTTGAGCAAAAGATTTTCTTTTCTCAGTTTCTCAATCTCGTCTGCGGCTTCATTCAGAATGCTTGTCCAAAGATCAGGTATAATACTTGGCCGCATTGTTCTAAGAACCTTAACAATATCTTTCTCTGTAGTCATAATCTTTCATATGTATTTGTGTTTACAGAATAGTACACATTACTTAAACCACATTCTTTTATGTAGTACTGACAAACATCACAGGGTTTTGCGTAACGTATGTCGCTACGCCTACCCAATCGAAGAACATATAAGTCCATGTCTGCGATGTTGTCAAGCCCCGCTCGAAACATGGCATGTGTCTCAGCATGAAGGCATGGGTAGTCTGTAATCTTTGCAAGCCGAGTATGTGTTTTGTAACTATTATACCCAGCCGATACGATGTGTGGTCCATTCACCACAACAGCGCCAAGCCTAAACTTTCCTCGGCCTACCCCGCTTGCGGACAGGGCTGCCGTCCTCGCATGATCGAAGCCCTTGATTGTCAGTATGTCCATCGACCCAGTGCCAACTGTTGTTAAACCGTGTCACCCACAGACCTTGCGATTCGTGTTTCATATTGTGCGTCGTCTTTGAGTCTATCTTTATCAACTTTGGCTTGTTGTTCTCTTTTCCCATTTTCAATAACCTCACGAAGAATTTGCATAATAGGGTCTACGCTTGCCCAAGGAAGGGCACTCATTCGTCTGATAAGCATATTAATTTGTACATCAGTAATTTTATATTCAACCATAATTTATCTCCTGACTTGATCCATGCCAGCCGGACATAGATACTTCCAACTCACGGGAAACTCAACAGAGCAGTGATCACTGATACGTTGTGCGACCTGTCGTGTTTCATATTGTGCGTCTTCTTTAAGTCTCAAATTACACACACGACTGAATGCATACAGACTACCAGACCAGTACCAACTTGTCATCATCGATTGTGGTAGCACCATTCTTGCTTGCTCTGGGCACACACCCATCCTTAGTAGTTTATTGTATGCATTAACACATGCAATTTCAGCCTCTTTCTTTATAGTATGGGCAATACCTTGAGATGCAATAGGTTCAGATAAGCTACCCTGTTTTTTATCTTTGGCTCGTTTGCGCCACTCAGTAGGAGTATAAAACTCCGGTGCTCTGTCCACATACCTACGACTGACTTCGTTCCACGCTATCCACGATAGTCCTATCTGATGCTTCTGTAGCTGTCGTGCCACAAAGATAGGTGCATCAATCTTGAACTGTATGAATGCATGAGAGAAGGGCGACCAGTGACCATGCTTTGCTAGGAAGGCAATCAACTTCTCATCACTGTCGTCTAGATCATCTTTGTCTTTGTCGAAGGAGACACGGGCAGCGTTGACAACTGTCAGATCGCTGCCCATGCTGTTCATTCTGCTTACATGAATTACGGACATTGTTTTTCCTCCAGCACATCAGTAATAACAATTACTGTTCCAATTCC